GGTTGCCGTGCTATCCGTAAGGTTTATAATATTAATTTACTTTGTCTCATTTTGTTAATTTCGTGCGGTTAATCCGCTACTATTCATATGCAACCGTTAGCTGCAAGTGCTATATTCGGTCACGTAATAATCTTTGTGGGTTCATTCGTAAAAGAAAAAATCCCACCCGCTTCAACTTTTTTAAAGTTGTTAATGTTAAAAACAAAATAATTGTAATAATCCTCATTGCAACTACTTAGTTCTATATAACATATATTTTCTTCTGGGAATGTATGTATAGCAAGGTGGCTTTCTCCTAGCAGCCATAAGCCAGTCCATCCAATAGGCTTAAAATAATAGTCTTGAAAATTAAGTATATCAAATCCACTTAACTTAAGCAGGTCGCTATAAGTGTTTTTTAACTTTGTTGGGTCGATTTCTTTTACCCATCCCTTAATATTATATATTTCAGCTTTCATCTTTTAATCGTTTAAAATTATCTTTAATCTTATTTAAATTTCCTTTGTAAAATACTAATACATTTTGGTGCATTTTGCCAACTTTTCGAGTTGTATTAATATAATTACCTGCCCTAATGTGTAGATTGCCAATTGGCGTTTGTAATATAATTTCATTATAATATTTATACCCAGCATCTCGCATTATGTTTATAATATTTGGAACGATACCTAAGTATTCGCCTGTATTTTTATGCCTTACCTCACCTACTACAATACAGGCAAATCGATTTTCTTTTAGCTTTTTGTACGTATTAGTTAATATTCTGCCAATAACATTAAAAAACTCATCATATTTCATTGTACTTAGGTCTTTCGGGTCATCTGAATATATCTCTAAGTCAGCGTATGGCGGACAACTAAAAATGAAGTCACAACTTTCATTTTCAATATACTTATCCATATTTTCAGAAGTATCACAAAAGTATTTCCCATTCAATTCAAAAGTATCTAAAAGAGTTTGGTTAAATATTACTTGCTCTTTTCTTAATTCAATACCTTTAAATTCACGCCCTTTATACGCACAAATAAAGCCAAATACAGCATCACCAGCAAAAGGGTCTAAACATATATATTTATCTTCTGTGAACCAACTTAACAACACCTCGCAAAGTACAGGGTCAAGGATGCTTGTTGTGTCTCCTTTTATAGCCATAAATTGCCAATTCTTACTATGTGGCTCATGTCCGCATCTGCTTAATTTATTACTCCTAGCCTGAGCTTTATCGTTAATTTTCAGCATCCATATTTTTTTCTTTTTTTGCCAATCATTAGATGCTGAATTAAGTATCGAAAAAGGCGGAACAACAAACCAATCTTTAAGTTTTTTTACAGGTTCTTTTATTTTTTTTCCAAATAAATCAAGCATAAAAACCCCTCCCTATTTTTTCTTTTACTATCATTCGTTTTTCAATTAAAGTTTGTACTAAATTATCCGCACCAGTCAGCTAACACGTTATAAAATTCATTGCGAAAAGCAACGTTTCATACACAAACGTTATGCCCCATTTAGGTACACATATAAATCATTCAGTAAATCAACTGGCACATATCCAAAAACAGTAGCTGAGCTATTTACACCGTCAGCCCTTTCTATCAGCTCGTTATATCTAGGGAATGCTTTTAATACGCTACTTCTCGTTATATGTAACCAACCTTTCTTATTAAAAAGGGCTAACTCCATATGTGCGTAATCTTCAATTGGTAGCGTTGTTCTTGGTGAGCAATAATGTCCATTACTTCCTTGCACACTCATTTTGTATTTTCCAGCTTTTACAGCGTCTAATTTTCTGTATTTACTATTGCTCTTTGCATTTTCCTGTTTTTGTAATTCTTTTATAAGTTCCATTTTGCTTTTATTAAAACGGGGCATAACAACGCATTATAAATAATAGCGGTTGCCGTGCTATCCGTAAGGTTTATAATATTAATTTACTTTGTCTCATTTTGTTAATTTCGTGCGGTTAATCCGCTACTATTCATATGCAACCGTTACCTACAATACTACATTAGCGGTTCAATCGGCATCCAGTGTGTTATAGATTGTCCAAAAAATGAATCAGGTCCAAATGTATCAAAGTTGTAAGGCACTCTATTATTTCCGTGTTCATCCTCGCTTCTGTAAGTTCTTGCACGCTCACTTTTAGAATCTAATTTTTCTCTATCTTTTAATGATAGTCCTTTTCTCATTTTAGCAACTACACAATTAACATTCGCTTGGTCATCGCTATCGTGCCAATTTCCTCTATTGTGCCTTACTATTACATATTTACCCTCTTCTGGTAATTTATCTTTTGTGCTTATCCAATTCATTTTTTTAAGTTTTATAATTAAAATTAAGTTCTATTTTCCCGTACAGTAGGTAACACGTAATATAAAAAATACTTCGTACCTCGCGCTACTATTCATATGCAACCGTTATGCGCCATTTAAGGACGCAAAGAATCTAACCACTTTTCAATAATCTCCTGCAATTCCTTGATCTTAGCTTCGTGTTTTTTAGGCATTCTATTTTTTGTTACAACTGAGCGAGAACCTGCCAATATTCGGCTAAGCTCCCCCCAGTTGATTAATTTTTTCCAACTCATTATTTTATAATTTCTTCAAATACCACTTCGCTTGTATCGTTGCAAATTATAGAAACGATACCACCTTTATAATCTTCAAAATAACTATGGTTTGTTCCATTATTAGCTTTGATATAATCTTTACACTCCTGAATTGTTAGATTAAATCCTTTGTTGTTGCTATCATTTTCATCATTAAAATGTATGTCGTAAGTTTTCATAATATTTATTTTTTTGTTAATTACCAAGAAATTGAATTGTAAGCATCTTGTTCTCTTTCGGCGATAAAATCATCTTTACTCATAGTTGCATACTTGCTTTTTGCAAATTCAGCATCTGACATAAAATTAGCTTTGTTCACTTTTTTTATTTTTTTTATTTTTACTACAAATTGAGTTCCAAAAGGAGTTCCATCTTCATTTGTTAATTTTGCAAACGCTGTCATCATTTTTTTAACTATTCCATTAAAATCAACTGTTACTGTTTTTGCATCTTGTTCGATTACTGTTCCTGTTCCAAAATTGCTATGTGTTACTTGTGTCATCTTGTTTTGTTTTAAGAGGCATTTCCCTCGTTTGTTTTACAAAGATACAACAATTGTTGTGTATATACAAGTAAAACAACACATTTGTTGCAAAAGTTATTAACAATTTTAAGGACGCAAAGAAAGAAACGGCGCATAACAACGGCTCATAGTGCATTTCCTCCCACAATCCAACAGCACTTAACGCACCATAGCCGCGTCACGTTATACACAATAAAAAATAAAAGCCAACGCTCTTTTTTGGTTCGTGCTTAATCATTATTATAGTGCTTTAAATAAGGTTGTTCAGTCTTTGTACATTTACCAATCCAAGATTTATCTAAAAATTTAATGTATCTAAATTGTCTTAAATCGTGTTTAGTTGCATCTTCTTTTTTAGTTTGTAGGTATCTACAACCACCTACGTTATTTTTGTATCTTTGGCTTTTCTTTGAAACCGTCATACTTGTATTGTGATACATTGTATCTTCTAGTTCCCAAAAACTACTTGTATGCTCTCCATAAAATCTAAAAGAACACGCTTGGTAAACAATACCCAAACCACCACAACGTTCATCTGCAAAACTTTGTATCCATTTTATAGTTTTAAGTTTGTTTTTAATATATTTAATACTATAACTTATTGCCATACTTTCGCTGTTGCGTTTTGCTTTGTCGTCAAGCCACATTCTATTTAATTCTAAGTATTGGTTCATTTCCGTTCCTTTCACAACACTATCGGCACTTGCAGGGTTCATCGCATATCCATATTGTAAAACTCCAAGTAATTCAGCATTAATATAAACGCCTAAATGTATGTATGTCCCATTATACACTTTTTTTGAGTAATGGTTTTTTATTATAAGTTCGTTTGATTTATTACGTGGTATTTCTTGCACATAAAAATCATCTTTGCCATATCCGATAATTTCTCTATTATCAAACATCGCTAATTGTTCACTATAAATTAATCCTTTCATATATTCAAATTTAAAAAATAAAATCCCTCCCTAAAAAATTAAAAAATACAGATGCCTAACACGTCCTATATGTCATGGCGAAAAGCCACGCCACATAGCCCTATTCGTTATATGCAAGGCTAAATCCCTGCAAGTTCATAACGTCCGTTGTCCCCGTGAGCCAATAAATAATACATATCAAACCATTCAACACTACTCTCAAGCGCAATAAAAGTTAATTTACTACTGTGCCATACCCTGTAATAATGGTTCTCAAATTGTATGGTAATTAAATCACGATCTTTCATATTTTGTTCGGTATAGTAACCATCTTTCTCAACCCACCCACGCTCTAATAAATATTGTGGAGTAAGTAAATTACTGTTTTTTACTATTCGTTTTGCAATAACTTTTATTGCTTGTCGGTAAATCCAACTTTTGATACTTTGTTTAATCTTTTTCATGTTGTATTATTTATTTAGTACTATTAATTAAGTTTCGTTCTTTTAAAAGCCCAGCATATAACACTATTTATAGCCAATTATAACCCACATTCTTTTTCCCACTCATCAATTTTGCTTTTATAGTATTTAGCAGGTTTTAAGTTTTCGTGTGGATTATTTTTCCTTAAAGCATTTGGAAATTCACAACATAATCCATCGTGTCCAGTAATCCCGTCACCATCGTGGCATCCACACTTACATTCCATTACAATCGCCCATTTATAGTATTTATAATTAGAGCAAAATTTACAACTACATTCGTTACTCATAATTTCAGTTTTTAACTAACTGGCTATAACAAAGTATATAATTTATAGGCAGTTTGTTGTTAATATTAAATCTTTATTTTCATTTTCAATTCCGTTTTAATAGTTTTTTGCCCACGCTTTATAAAACATAACCAGTGGGTTTTTTGTGCCTTACCAGATGGATGCCCAAATAATGGTTGTTGGTCCGTTAATGCAAGAATGTCTTTTAATGGAACATCACTTTCACTCCATTTAAAAATAAGTACACCATCATTTTTAAGCACTCTAAAACATTCTGCAAAACCCTTTCTTAAATCTTCCTTCCAAGTGTTACGGTCCAATCGTCCATATATTCGCCCCATATAGCTATTTTCACCTACAAATAAGTGTGGTGGGTCAAATACAACCATCTTAAATGAATCATTAGGGTGGCTCATATTTCTAAAGTCCTCGATTTGGTCGGGCAACACTTTTCTATTTCGCTCATGCTTTCCATCACCAGTTGTAAATTCTTCGCTTCTACAATCAGTAAAGAGAACGTAAGGGTTTTGCTTGTCAAACCAAAACATTCTACCACCACAACACGCATCTAAAATGTCTTTGCCATCGCTCAAAAAACTATTAAAACTATCTTCTTTCATATCTTAAAATTCTGTTCATTTAATCCGCACCAGTAGGTAACACGTAATATAAAAAATGCTCGTGCCTCCCACATTTTCCATATACGGAACGTTATAGGCAATAAAATTTAATTGCCCTCGCACTATTTCATATATGGTTTTACTTTTTGGTATCTATTTTCTTTAGAGTTTATTATTTCGGTTGGCAGTATATCTTCGTACTCATGTATTTTTGCACAATCTAGGCATACTGTCTTTCTAAATCCTTTATGTTTTAAATCATCTGTATAGTAGTTTGTATAGCATAAGCAAAAAATACATCTAGGGTGTATCCCAACCCCTGCAAACCAAACTTCTTTATTATCTAATTTTAAATCTATCATATCCTACGCTTTAAAAAATTAAATTATTACAGCCTATAACAACGTGTCATAGTGCATAATTTGTGAAAAGCAACCGCCTCATAGCTGCATCCCGTTACCGGCAAGTGTCCCCACGCACAATCATCAACAAACAGGGCTGAATATCGGTACTCTTACACGGATTAGGTGTATTATCTTCTACGGCAATCCACCGGATTTTTCCTGCGTATCTAATTTCCGCGCCTTGGTCCTCTAACCAACTTATTGCTCTCACTTGGTAAATCGGTAGTATAATAACGCTTGTGTTTCCTTTCTCGGCTTCGGCCACCGCTTTTCTCGCCCAGGCCATTGGTCCTATTTTTCTCTTACCTTTTCGTTTCATCCCAGTAAATGGTGGATTAACCCAGTTGCTTTTCCTCCAATCCACTTCCAGCCCATCGAATCCTTCGGGGCGCGGAAAAGGGCAGGGGTCGAAATCAAAGTTAAATTCTTTCTGTAAGGGTTCCAGTTTATCCGGCGGCATCAACCAATAGTGTTTAGTATCAGCCCTGTTAGACGTATCGATAAATTCAGGTCCCATCCCAACACCAGCCGGTAACACGTGGTATAATTCATGCCGTGTTTCGGCAGTATTGAAAAGTTCCTGTTGTTTATACTCTCTACTCATAATTTATAAGTTCCTGGTTATCTATCGGCACGAAATCATACCACCATTCGTTAGCCACTATTTAATGCTTATTAAATTTAGCCCACAATATATCTCTAAAATAATCTTCACTAACCATTGGTAATTCCTCTGTAAAATCAAGTATCGCATCAAACAGTTCACGCTGTTGGCAAACATCTATTTTGTTATTGTCTTTTAAGTGTACTTGTTCACACTCATTCCATACTTTTAATAAAGCCTGTTGAACACTTACACTATTGGGATAAGCTGTTTGACCTTGTATTTCTTTAATTCTTTCTGCGTTCATAGTTCTACTTTTAAATTATTAATAAATATTAATTATTGGAGAATTTAGAAGTTTTAGTTTTTACCATTTCAAATTGCATTTTTTCATAGTACCATATTCATCCTCTCCCAATTCGTTTTGAATACCTGCCCTTATAATGCTAAGAAATGCAATATCATTTTTATCTGCATTTTTTATATCATAGGCTGAATCATTTGATATTTGTATAAGCATTTTAAGGTATCCTTTTAATGTAGTTGGTGTTTTCATTTTTATAAAGTATTTTTAGTTTAATTAATTTATTACAGCCGCTACGCTCACCTAACAAGCAATCATACGCAACCGAAAAGGTATGCGCATATTGCCATACATTAACAAGCCCCCCAAGTATGTCCGCACTTTTCGCACTTATGCATAAATCCAGAACAAGTAATTTTATAATCATGTTCGCAAATCATATGCAGAGCCTCGTCAATACTTGTAATAATGTAGTAATAAACCCCCACACTATTAAACCCGTCTTTGCATTTCTGCTCCCCCTCTGATAATCTTCTTGCGGAGGGAGGCTTCATTCCGTCTTTAATTTCGACTATAAATAGCTTTCCTTTATACCCTGCCAAAATATCAAATGCGTTCTTTAGCTGCGATGTTATGGTTACCCATGCACCTGCGTTTCTTAGTGCCTTAACAATTTCGGATTGATTGCTATCTACTTTTGCATTTCGTATCATATCAACACCTCCTTTTTCATTTGTTTAACCTTAAAAGATTTAAGTATTGTTACTTCGTTTAGTAAAATTACTCTTTTTTCTTTATAAAATCTAATCATTGTGTTTTTATATCTCAGTAGCATATATTCTGTTTTCTCAATCCTTTTTAGTATCGTAGGGATATGGGATAACTGATTCATATTTTCCAGTATTAAACTATCAATTGTATTCTTCATCTTCAAATTTTGTTATCTGTTTGTGAAATTTAACGTAAAATGTTCCTATGCCTGTGTTTCTGCCTTTAGCTATTATTATTTGAGCCCTCCCCTCTGAGGGACTACCATCTTTAAATAATTCTTCTCCATAGTATTCGGGTCTGTAAACAAAAATAACAAGATCAGCAGCCTCCTCTATTTGTCCTGAATCCCTTAATCTTGATAGTTTAGGAAACGGACTAAATTTATCCCTGTTTAATTGTGATAAAAGAATAACAGGGATATTGAGTTCTTTGGCTAAGTTTTTTAATCTACGTGCTATTTGCGCTGTCTGCTGTTCTTTGCTCGCTCGCTCAGTAGTACTAATTAATTGTAGATAATCAATTACAACCATGTTAATATGCTTAGTAGCGTGATATACTCTTATACTTGCAATTATTTTATCAATAGAATTATCATGTCCATTTATCAATAATTTATTTACAGAGACATCAGGTGAATATCTCATTAAAACATCTGTGTCAAAATCATTCAATCGACCTGTTAATATTTGGTTGCCGTCAATTTCACTTGAATAAGATAACATCCTGGCAGTAATTTGAGAAGCCATCATTTCACAGCTAACAAAATAGACCGGGTTATCACGTCCTGCCACCTGAGCTATATTTAAGGCTAAAGAAGTTTTCCCCTGCGATGTTTCCCCTGCTATCACAATTAAGTCACCCCCCTGCAACCCATTAGTCAATCTATTAAGTTTATTAAAGCCCGTGTCAATTCCTGTAAGCCCTGCATTTGATTTATTAAATTCAACTATTTTTAATACTTCATCAACATTATCAGCCATTGAATTAATAACAGATATTCCCGTGTCATCAAATGTGCTAACAAAATCATTTATAAATGTAAGTATTTTATCTGGATCAGTTGAATCTAATTGATATATTTCATTTTTAAAAATATCAACTTTTTGTTGTTTAATTTTATTAAATACATTATCTAACATTGATTGAATACTAAGTGAATAATCAACATTTGATATTAAATATCCTATTCGTAAAAGTGCATTATCAGAGTCATCACAATTACCAGAAATTTTAATTACATCAATACGCTCGCCATTTAGTAAACTAACTTTATATTTATTAAAAATATCTTTGTCCAGGGGATCCTCGAAAAAATAATCAGTAATCATACTGCCAGTTTTGAAAAAAGTATTACTGTCGATTAATAGTCTACCTAATAATTGCTCTTGTAGTATCATAAGTTTTCATATTCTGGAGTGAAAGTATTTTTTTGTTTGTTATACCGGGATAAAAGTTGTTTAATAGGTATGTTATACATTTTCTCAAAAAGATATTTACTGAAATCAGGAAGGAAGGAAATACTGTCAGCTTTTTCCATTGCCTTACGATATTCACCTGCATGAGTTAATATTAATTCCCTATCTTCATCTGTCAAATTGTCCCATTCTTTTTTAGCAGTTGTTGGGTTTTGGCATGAAATATATAAATCAATTGCTTTGGCGAAATCCTTATCTTCTTTTTTATCTTTATCTTTATCTTTATCTTTAGGGTCTAATAAGCCCCTTATAAGCCCCTTATTTTTATATTTATCTAATAATGATAAAACGGATTCATGCACCCTATTTTTAGGATTTAATGTTCCATATTGGAACTCTATAAAATCAGGAATAAACCATTTATCTTTATTATCAAAAACATTTATTTTATCACCAAATATTTTAATTGCTTCTTTTATATCAAATGTACACCCCGTTCTTATTTGTGCAACATCAATATCAACATCCCATATTCCTGCATGATTACAATCATCTAAAATATAAAGCCATAAAACTTTATAGTTAATATCTAAATTACGTATAAATCTTTTTTTCCACTTGTCCGTATCTGTAAATCTTTTAGCCATTATTTTAAAATAAAAAACCGACTACAAATAAAAAAGGCAGCCACGACCAAGTGAATACTGCCAATTTTACCCGTAATCGGATATAATTTATTAAAGATAATTCTGATTTTTTCATGGTCGTTATTTAAATTCATCGCAAATATACAAATAATTATTGATATAATGGAGTTTATTTATAATTATTTTTAATCTGCTGAAATATCTCCGCCCGTTCAATTATTTTAGACATGACTGTTTCATCCCGTTTAATACTAAATTTTATCACCTCATTTGCTTTTATGTTACGGGTGTAATTCACATCGTCATCGTAAGTATAAACCGCTACAAATACAATAAAGGCACTATCCAAACCAGTACATAATAATTGTTCCTGCACCTGATTGTAATTAGCTTTGTAACGTTTTTTTATGTATTCAACTCCTCCCAGGGAGTCATTCCTAAACTTCTCAAAAGCTAAAAAATCATTAAACGAACATGACTTTAATTCCTCAAAGTTTATTATTTTTCCGTTTGCCATTTGTGCAAAATCCAAAGAGCATTTCAGTACGTCCATTTTTTCATAAACTTTTACAACTTGCGGGTAAAAATCATTGGGTAAAATTAATCCGTATCTATCCTCAATTATTGCGCCCGTGCGTAAAGCATCTATCGGGCTTGCCTTTGCGTTGTAATGGGGTTTCCTGTCGCTTACAAACCTCTTTAATAGATTATGATGTGTCTTAGTGTGTAACCCTGCTAACAGCGCAGCAACGTCCCCGCTGCCTATATACATAGTTTTCATATTAGATTTTTTGATTTGAATTGATTGTAAACTGTGGCAATTTCCTTTTCTCCCATGTCCTCAAGATCACCTAAATTAAAATGAGAAAGGACATTATCTTTTAATTTAGTATCTTTTAGGCAGAGTGAAAATACTGCGTCCTTTTTTGCATCCTGTGTTATAGGCTCAATCTCTTGGCTCTTTTCTGCGTCTGGGTCCTCACCCGTTGCAATTTTATAGGCATTTAGTAAAGCGTATTTTCTGGCATAAGTTGAGGCTTTACCAAACCCCTTATCACCCGAATCAATACCTTTTCCAAATGATTCAATGTCTATAAACTGGGTTGTGTCCTCTAAATCAATTATACGCAAAGTCATTTTGATATTGTCAATATGTACAATTGATTCCTTGTCCCCCCGCATCTGTTTTATAAACTCCGATTTAATCAATTCCTGTTTAATGGGTATTGATAATATTTTGTTTTTTTCCTCTGCTCTTTTAACTTGCAGGGTAACCACCGCATCCGAAACGGCTTTGTAAGAATAATTCCCGCTTCCTACTTTCATGTCCTTTTCAATGTTCATTATTTCCATTGAAACGGCTTGAATTTTCTGGTAAAGATTTAATTTAATTTCCATTTTTTTAGTTTTATAAAGTTAATGTTTTTCAATTTCAGAATCTTTACTCAAAATAATTTTATTTTCATAATAATAGCGGCAAATTGCTTTATTAGATAATTTATGTTCTGTTGTATTAAATGAATTTATATAAGCGTTATCCCATGCTTTCACAGTGGCGTTACCCCCTGCTTCCACAGTGGCGCTATCCCTTGCTTCCACAGTGGCGCTACACCATGCTTCAACAGTGGCGTTATCCCATGCTTTCACAGTGGCGCTACCCCATGCTTTCACAGTGGCGTTACCCCCTGCTTCCACAGTGGCGCTACCCCTTGCTTCCACAGTGGCGCTACCCCTTGCTTCCACAGTGGCGTTATCCCATGCTTTCACAGTGGCG